ACAGATTTGTTGCTATTTCAACCACCAGTGGTACAATAGCTGCTTATAGTTTAGACGGTATTACCTGGACAGCTAGTACATTACCCACAACAGCAGTTTGGACCGAAATCACATACGGTCAGGGAGTATTCCTTGCTGTGAGTACAACCACAGCAGCAGCAACATCACCAGATGGTGTTACATGGACTGTGAGAGCTACTAGCACAGCAGCCAGCGGATTCTCAGCAGTGACTTTTGGTAACAGAAATAGATACGGATTGTTTGTAGGAGTCGGATCAGGTACAGGTACAGTAGCTACTTATATTAGAACAGGTGCTACCACAAGAGGTCGTGCTAAAGTAGCGCAAAATAAATTGTTCCAGGTCAATATCACAGAACCGGGATCGGGATATACCACAGTACCAACAATAACATTTACAGATCCTAACAATACCTTTGAATCTCCTGTTACTGTAAGAAAGAACAGTGGTGTGTTAGCTAATCCTAGCTTTGTAAACAGAGGCACACAGTTTGTCACAGGCAGTGGAGAAGTTGATGTTGGTGACGGTTATTCAGATCTGTTCCAGACAGGTTCGTTTGTGGCCACTCGCAGACTCAGCGAAAGACCTACGCCAGGATCTAACGTGGTGTTTGATCATCTGCCAGACAGAGTATTCAAGTTAGTGAATGTGGTCACGTTCCTTGGAGAAAATCCAGGATCTCAAACAGCGTTTCTGCAGCTCAGTCCTACACTGACTATCTCAGAAGCTCCACCTGATGGCACAGCTATTACTATGCGACTAAAATACAGTCAAGTTCGATTAACAGGACATGATTTCTTAGACATCGGCACAGGTAGTTTCATCGATACCAATTATCCAGGATTGCCTACAAACCCACCAACTGCCGCAAACGAAACTGTGGAAAGTGGCGGCGGTCGAGTGTTCTTTACTTCAACAGACCAAGACGGTAACTTTAGAGTTGGTGACTTGTTTGCTATTGAACAGAGCACTGGTGTTGCTACCTTAAATGCAGATGCGTTCAACATCTCAGGACTACAAGAACTAAATCTAGGTAACGTTACACTAGGTGGCGGATCAGCTACAATTACGGAATTCTCAACAGATCCGTTCTTCACAGCAGATTCAGACAATATTGTGCCTACACAGCGAGCAATTAAAGCATTTATTGCCAGCCAAATTGGTGGAGGCGGTGCTAGCTTGAACGTGAACTCTGTGACAGCAGGTAGTGTGTTTATCAGCTCTAATATAATCACTACCACAACTACAGGACCAATTAAAATGAATGCAGTTTTTGAGTTTAGAGGCGGCGTCATTGGCCTTCCTCTAGCATTCAATTACTTTTTAACATAAATATATACATGGAGAATAAATTATGGCAACAGGAAGACTAGGAGTAGCAGATCTCTCAGCAGCTACCAATACCACGCTGTACACAGTACCGGCATCAACTTTTACAGTGCTTACACTCAGCATTGTTAATAGAACTGCTTCTGTTATGACAGCAAGAGTATCAGTATCAGCATCTGCAACACCTGCAAACAGTGAATATATAGAATACGACGTTCAGATTACAGCTAACGGTGTGCTTGAACGTACCGGAATAGTAATGGATGCAGGTAAATTGTTGGTTGTGAGAACATCGGCAGCAAACGCATCTGCAGTCTGCTACGGTATCGAAACTGCTACGGCTTAATAGGAAGAATAAAAATGGGACGACATACAACATCAGGAATTACACCAACATCAGTGGCACCGAATACTTCTGTGGGAACCACTGCCCAGCGACCAACGCTCGGTGCCACACAACTAGGTATTACATATTTTAACACTGATGTAAATCAGTTAGAAATTTGGAACGGTTCTTATTGGTTTGTGGTAGGTGAATTTCCAAACGTCGCCATTAGCACCAGTCAAACCCTGGGATCCAATCATGCATACTGGGTAAATACCACCAGCGGTGCAGTTACATTGGCACTACCTGCAACAGCTCGGCAAGGTGATTACATAAAAATCACAGACAGCCACGGTACATTTAACACCAATGCCTGCACTGTTAACAACAACGGTAACCCAATAATGCGACAAAACGACACTATGACAATAAACACCGCAGGTGCTTCAGTAGCACTGGTATATTTTGATGCAACGCGAGGTTGGTTGCTTGAAGCAATCTAAATAAGAAACTATGCCTTTTAACTATCAAAGTTTAAAAAATCTAACCAATAGTTCGTTTGTATCAGCGAGTATTGATACGGCTGATATTGCCGGACTCACAGTTACCGCTGGAAAAATTGCTGACTCAGCAGTTATTGCTGCAAAGATAGCTACTGGTGCAGTGGATACCACAGCTGGCACAGTCACTGGCGTATTGCCGGTAGCCAAAGGCGGACTAGCAACTAACAGTTTTGCAGGAGCATATCGTGCATTTTTCAGCGACGGGTCAGCACCTACCGCCGGCCTCCACGGTATTGCTAGTCTTCAAGTATATACAAGTAGTACCACATGGAGTCGCCCATCTGGGGTGAGATATATTCGAGTACAGCTTGTGGGCGGAGGTGGTGGTGGCAGCGGCCACGGTGAGGGCGGCGGAGCCGGTGGATATGCTGAAAGATATTTGGATGTGACCGGTATCTCATCAGTATCTATAACTATTGATGGTGGTAGCAGTGGCACATATTATGCCAGCGCAGGTGGCAATGCCGGTGGCTCAAGTTTTGGCGGATACTTATCATGTTCAGGTGGGCATGGAGCCAATAGACAGAATCAACACAGCGGTGGTGTCAGTGGTAATGGCAGCGGCGGCAATTTAAACATACACCAAGGCGGCGGCTTTAGCCACCATGCCCGCAGTGCTCAAAGCTGTGCAGATACATTTTTTGGTGGCGGCGCACCTAGCAGTCACCCGCAAGGTGGCAACTTTGCACACAATCATCAGAGTCATACAGCTCCGGGTACCGGCGGTGCTGGAGCTCACTTCCACGGACATCGAGGGTCAGATGGTAGACCTGGCATGTGCGTGATAACTAATTTTTATTGATAGAGAAATAGATGCCATTTAATTATCAAACGCTAAAAAACATAACCAGTGCAGCTATTATCGATGGCAGCATTACTAATGCTGAACTAGCAACAGCATCGATCACTGATGCAAAAATAGCTGATACAACTATAACTTCTGGAAAATTTGCCACTGGTGCTGTGGATTTATCAACCAGCACAGTAACAGGAACTACTCCGTTTAGTAAAGGTGGAACTGGCTCAGCATCGTTAGGCAGTGCTTATCACGTGTTACGAACAAATGCCTCTAACAATGCTTTGGAATTTTCAGACTCTGGTATACGCAGAATGGTGGTATTTACTGGGTCAGGCACATATACCAAAACAGCCGGTGCTAGATATGCACTAGTCCAAGTTCAAGGACCAGGCGGAGGTGCTTCAGGACATGGCGAAAGTGGTGCAGCTGGTGGCTATGCAGAAAGATTGGTAGACATCAGCGGTGTTAGCACAGTCAGTGTGACTATCAATGGCGGTGGTGGTGGCACATTCTATTCCGGTGCTGCCGGCAATGCAGGCGGTAGCTGTTCATTTGGACCGTATGTGTCAGCTTCAGGCGGACACGGCGCAAATAGACACAATCAACACAACGGTGGCCTCCCAGGAGTTGGATCAGGTGGCGATTTAAATATATACGGTGGCGCCGGTGGCGGCCACGAGCAACGTTCATCAGGCATGGGAGGTTCTAGTTTTTTTGGTGGTGCTGCTCCTGCAGGACATCCGCAAGGAGGCAACTTTGCGCACAACCATCAAGGACATTCAGCAAACGGAACCGGTGGTACTAGTGGATATTTTTCAGGGCACAGAGGATCAGATGGCAGACCCGGAATGATTGTGATAACAGAATATTTTTAATCTAGGACAACTATGCCATTTAACTATCAAACACTAAAAAGACTCACTGGAGCATCATTAGTTGATCTAACTGTGGTCGACGGAGATCTATCTAGTACAACAATAAACTCTACAAATCTAGCAGGTTCAGCAATTACCTCAGCAAAAATTGCATCAAGCGCAGTGAATCTAACGACTTCAGTTGTCACTAGTGCAATGCCAATATCCAAAGGTGGAACAAATTTAACATCAGTAGGAGCAGCTAATACAGTTCTCCGAGTTAATGCTGCCGGCAATGCATTTGAGTATGCCACTGCTGGATTCAGTGGCATGCAAGTGTTCACATCAAGCGGAACATGGAATCGACCAGCTGGTGTGAGATACATCAGAGTAAAACTACAAGGATCTGGTGGTGGTGGTTCAGGACATGGCGAAAGTGGTGCTGCTGGTGGATATTCTGAACGTATATTAGATGTAACAGGAATTTCGTCAGTGAGTGTGACCATAGACGGTGGCGGTGGCGGCACATATTATTCAGGTGCAGGTGGCAATGCCGGTGGGTCAAGTTTTGGATCATACCTATCATGTTCAGCTGGACATGGAGCCAATAGACAGAATCAACACAGTGGCGGTGTCAGTGGTAATGGCAGCGGTGGTGATTTGAACCTACACACAGGCAGTGGCGGCGCACACCATGACAGTTTTGGTCCAGGCGGTACCGGATATTTTGGCGGTGCGGCACCTAGTGGACACCCACAGGGCGGTAATTTTACACACAATCATCAAGGACATTCAGCACCCGGATCAGGGGGTACTGGTGGATATTTCCACGGACATCGAGGGTCAGATGGCAAACCTGGCCTATGCGTAATAGAAGAATACAAATAAATTTGGAGTAGTCAAATATGAAAAAAGTACTTATAGGATACCAAGGATGGGTTCAACAAATAGTAGAACCCGGGCAGGAATATGAAATCTATGAAGGACCGGATGCTACAATAGTATGGGTTGATGCCCCGGATGAAATCACGCTTGACTGGACACTGGAATACAGCCCAGGCCAAGGCAAGTCGATTTGGATTGAAAGAGAAGGTGGATTTACTGATCTCTCAGTGGCACGATCAGTGGCCTACGGACAAGTTGGTGCCCAACTAGATATGTTGTATCATGAGCTAAAGACAAATGGGTCTATTTCTCAGGATGGTGATTGGTTTCAACATATTCAAACAGTTAAATCTGTGATTCCAAAACCTCCTCCTCCTGAGGAAGCATGGACCATGGAAGAATTGTTAGCTAGGGCCGCCACAGATGAGCCATCAAAAGAAAAAAGAAACGTTCACGGTACACAAGAGATGCCTGCTTGGGTAAGATATCCAGGGTGGAAAGGCTACGGAAGCTAAGATATAACTTTCATAAAAAAGTGTCTATTGTAGACACTTTTTTTTTGATGAAAATATCATTAGCTAAATATGTGCGTAGATTATATATCTTTAAGGAACCAAAAGACATGCATTATAAAAAAGTTACAATCGTAGGCGGTGGATCGTCGGGCTGGATGACTGCCGCAGCTCTATCAAAATTATGTCCCCACCTTGATATCACACTAGTTGAATCACCTAAAATTGGAACCGTTGGCGTCGGAGAAAGCACTCTAGGGCACATCAACAAATTTTTAAAATTGCTAGACTTAAAAGACGAAGACTGGATGGCAGCGTGTAATGCCACATATAAAAATTCAATAAGATTTACAAACTTTAGAGAAAAAGACGGCACACATTTCGAATATCCGTTCAGCAAAGGGTTGGATTTAACTGACAAACCAGCTGGACTACAAGCATGGCATCATCTAGCTACGCTGTATCCTGAGGAATATACTCCAGAAACATTCGCTGAATTTTATTGTACCGGCAATACCATGCTGGCAAAATACAATAAATCTACCAAAAACGAACAAGACATATTGAGAAATTTTAGATTCGAATGGGACACTGCATATCACATGGATGCACAGCTATTTGGGCAATACCTCAAAGAAAAAATAGCGATTCCACATGGTGTGAAACATTTACAAGACGAAGTGCATTCCTATAAAAAAGACCAGGCGGGAAATATAACGCAGATTCTGCTAGTGAGCGGTACTACTATAACCTCGGATCTTTGGATAGACTGCACTGGATTTAGATCTCAATTATTAGAACAGTGGATGGGACAAGAATTTCAACCCTTTAGCAAAGTTCTAGCCAACGACCGTGCATGGGCATGTAGATTGCCTTACATAGATAGGGAACGTGAAATGCACAACGTTACAGACTGTCATGCTCTAGATAACGGATGGGTTTGGACTATTCCGCTATGGAATCGCATAGGCACTGGATATGTATATTCGAGCAGATTTTGCACTGACGAGGAAGCTGGTAGAGAATTTAGAAAACATATAGCAGAAAAACACAGTCCGGAAATCGCAGAAAAAGCAGAAATGTTTAATATTAATATTAAACACGGAAAAAGAAGAAGAGCATGGGCTATGAATGTTGTTGGGGTTGGATTAAGTTATGGATTTGTTGAACCCTTAGAATCAACAGGATTGCTGA